GGTCATAGGGTCGTAGACGGTACTGCCGTATGGGTTAGCCCCGAAGCACATGGTGAACCGGCTGCTGTCCGACACCAAGATGGTGTTCTGTTCAATGGGTATGCTAGAAGCCCCAGATAAGTCTTCAACCGCAATACCCCGAGCAGATAACGTGTGCGTACCGGAACCTGCGGTGGTCGTTGTGATAAACGTACCCGCCAAGTAGTTTGCGTAGGTGTCAGACAACTTGAAGGTGGTGTCCGTCACGTAGGTAGCGTAGTACACCGTGTAGGGTATGAGCGGAGACGGCAACGTCGCCGTCGTTTGGAACATGAGGGTTGTTCCGCTGATGATGGGCGTTGTGCTGTTGTTTACCAGCGTTACCGCTGCCGGGGAGGCGTTTGTGATGGTGACTTGTGTGGGGGTTGCCAGATTCACCGCAGTGGTGGCGCTCCAGTAGTACAGCTTACCCAGCTTGGGGCCAAACACCAAGTTCTGCCCGAAGTTCCACTGCGACCAGATTGCCAAGGTTGCATTGCTGGCGTAACCCAAGCCACCCCAGTTGCCGGAACTCCAAGAGTTACCGCCCCAACCAGCAAACGCTGTATTTGCAGACGAGCCGATGTGCAGCAGATAGGAGGCATACACAGCAGAGCCGCCGCCAGTAGCCGCAGTAGCCGCAGTAGCTGAAGTGATGGTGTATGTCGTGCCGGTCGGTACAGTCTTGACTTCGTACTCCCCGCTGATGGTTACCCCGCCAACAGCCGTAGCGCCGTTGAAAATTACGAAGTCCCCGACCTGTGGGCTGTAGCTGTTGTCGGTGATGGTTACGGTTGTTGTGCCGTTAGTTGTAATCGGGTTAGCCCCTAGCGTACTGGTACTGGAGATGGGGGTGATGTCGTAATAATTCCCAGTGGCTTCGATGAAGAACTTGTTGCTCGTACCAACACCAACCAAGTTGGCCCCAGTCAGGGTCGTCCAATTCCACAATGAGCGGCACACACCAGTGTATGTGTTCGCGGAGATTTGCCCCCAGCCGCCCAACTTCTCAGGCGTGCCTTGGCGGAACCGAATCTTCTCAGACTCGTACCAACCGCCCTCGTTGGTGTAGCGGGTGTTCTCCCTGTTTACACCGGGCTTGAGGATGACTTTTTGTAGTGGCATGGCATTAAGCGTAAAGGCGAGTGCCTGCCTTGTCGATAATCAGCACTTGGCCTCGGGGTTTACCCGTAGGCTCGTTGGGAATACTGATGTGAGTCCAGCGGTCAAACTCGCGGATTAGTTGGTCGAAGGGCAGTTTAGCAGCGATGCACGCTTTCACGACCGCATCAGGAGTAAAGCCAGCAACCCGAATATCAGCAGCGCAACCAAGGCGATGCTGACTAGTATCCTTGCTACCCACAGCGTCATTGACTTTCTTACTGCGGAAAGCAGAGTTGACCATGACCGGAGCACCGCCCACGGCGGTTTTGACTTGCTCAAGGAGCCCTGCGAGTCGGACAAGATTTGCTTTTTCAGCAGGGTTTGGAGTGTTGTCGAATTCACGGTGGTCAGTGTGGGTCAGTTCTTCAAGACTGAAGTGGGCGGTTAGCTGGGTCATTTTGAGGCTACCCCGTTGATTTTCTCAGCGGTGCGCATACCACCCAAGCCAAGCATCCCCAGCAACAGCGGCATCATCGTGCCCATGTCCATCTGGGGGAACTTGACGGGGTGGCCGTACAAGGCGCTGCCCCACTCGGCCAGCGGGCCGATGACAAACTGCACGGCAAAGCCACTGCCGCAGACCCAGCCAATGCCGGGACGCCAGCCGGATACAAACACCGATGGGTTGGCCGCTTCCGCCTTGTTGATGTCCAGTTGGCCAGCCATTGCCGCAAGTTCACCAGACTGCTGCATCTTGAATAGCTCCAGCTTTGCAGCCGCAGCCTTCTCGGGGTCGGGCCACACCCGGTCAATGACTTTGCCGCCGATGTCGAGCAGCACGGATAATGGGTCAAGCGCCATTGGAGTTTCCTTTATCTATATAGATTACGCAGCTTGTGTCTACAGTCATGGGCTAATAGCTTTTAGCGCGTCAAGGGTAGTCGCTGTGTCAGCTAGCGCGGTGATGTCGCGTAGCCGCTGCTTTTCCGCCACGATGGCTGTGGTGTCTGCACCGGATTCAAGCGCACGCTGGAATGCAACATCTTGCGCCGCAAGCAGGGGTTCACGTTCCGCACGCAGCCGTGTTTTAGTCAACTCCTTGGCCTTGTCGAAGTTGGTGGTAATCATGCTTGGTACTCCCATGCGTCACGGAAGGTGCGGTCGGTCGGAATGTTGGTGTCGTCCACAATTTTGAACTCCTTGCCAGCAGGCACATCCTTTGCGGCAATCTCTTCAATGGTCATGGTTTCCAGCGCCTCGGGGGTTGGAATAAGAATGGCTACACCGCCATCGTCTTTGGGGTAGATGATTCGTTTCATGTCAGTCCTAATCAAAAATTGCGACTTGCACGGCAGAACAATCAGACGCAGCCATAGTTGCAGCATTTCGCGTAACAAAACGCAGCGCAGAAACCGTTGGTGCTGGGCCTGCTGAAGGCAAAGAAGCTGCAAACGAGGCGGTTGACCCTGCGCTTGCTACCCAAGTAGGTGCAGCATAAGTGTCGGTCTGCATCGCTGTGGTGAAGTTCACCGTGTAGTCGCCCGTTCCGTTATCAGTGATACTCGATACATTGCGACTATTGCGGATGGCGACGGTGCCTGCGCCGTTAAAGTGCACCCAAGCGCGGGCCAAGTACAGCGGCGCAGTGCCAGAAACCGTGGGCACGGATGCAGAATCAATGTTGGGTGTAGTCAGCGTCTTGTTAGTCAGCGTCTGGGTGTCAGTCGTGCCGACCACAGCACCGGCAGGATTGCCAACGCCGCCAGCGGGGAATGTGACCCCGTCGCTTCCGCTAATTGTGGTTGTCATACTGTTGCTCCTTCAAGTGCCGCAACGCGGTCGGTCAAGGAAGTGATGAGGGCTTGTTGCTCTTGGATTGCTGCGGTCAGCGTTGCAACAAGGAACGATACGTCAATACCTTGGTACTGCGGGTTGCCATCAGCATCTACGGCATCTTTCTCGCCTGCTACGGCATGGGAGCAAACTTCAGCTAGTTCATGCGCAATGAAACCTTCGCCCGCAGCGCCATCTACTTTCCACTTGTAGGTAACGGGCTTGAGCGCGGCTACCTTTTCCAACGCACCCGTCATGGGGGCAATGTCTTCCTTGAGGCGGTAATCGGACGAAGTGTTGTACGCGGTAGCGGAAGCAGTTATTGAGATAGAGCCTACTTTAGTGGCTCCATAGTAAAAACGTGTGAGGTCTCCTACAACACTGCTGTTTCCGGCTTGAAAAGCAAGCGACGATGCGCCTATTGCAAGCACCGACATTGCGCTACCGTCACCACCAAGAGTAGATGTTGTGTTAACAAGCACTGACCCGGTGGAGTTAACCCGCATCCGTTCTGTTCCATTGGTGGAAAAAGCAGCGACGTTGGTCGTGGGGAAGAACACCCCGGTAGCAGTGTCAGCGCCTGTCACTGCGGGAGCCGCAGCGCTGTTGCTTGTGCCATTAAGTGAAACGGTCATGGTTGTGTTCCTTTAAGCCCAAGCGCCAACGCTGGTGTTTGCACCGGATGCGCTGATAGGGTAAATCATCATGTAGCTGCCGAGGGCTGTGGTGTATGCGCCGCCCGGTGCGGCAGACAGGGTGTACTGCGGAATGAAAGTACCGCCAGCATTGACGGAAACCGTACCGCTGATACGCATGGAGATGTACAGCGCGGCAGAAGTCTGCGCACCAGTCACCGTACCGTTACTCGCGGCCTGAACAAACTGCTGGTAATCTGTCACAGCAACGGCAGTAAACCCGGCGCTGCTAGGGTTTTGAATATTCAATCGGTATGCGATGTTGTTCAGCGTTGCAGTACCCCCGAAGCCAAGCCCGACGGTATGGGAGGTAGTGCCAGCGGATTTGCTCAAAGCAAACACCATTTCAAAAGCGTACACAGTGCTGGCGGACAGCGTTACCCCGACCCCCAGTGTGTTTTGCGCGGTATTGACGTTCGACCCGACCAAGGCTGCGTTCAGTCGGAAAAACTGCGCACCGGGCACAACGCCGCGCTGCGTGCCTTGAGGGGTGACATACACCACTTCACCGTCATACTCAATCGCCCCGGCAACAGCGGTGGTCAGGTTTGTACCCGAGGTCAACAGCATCGGCGCAATCGCCGTAGTGCCTGCTGGGATGACTGCATTGGCGGTGCTGGTTCCAGACACCAGCGTGCCGGTCTGTGTGGGCAGTGTGGCGGTGTAGCTGCTGGCGCTGTTGGGCGAGGCGATGGTGAATACACCAGCCCCCGCTGCGTTGCCTTGGATTGCGATGGAACTCATGGGTTCTCCTTAAACGATAGACCAAGTGGAGCCGGTCGGCACAGTGACTGTAACTCCGCTGGCAACAGAAACTGGGCCGAAAGTACCGGCGTTGTTGCCGGTTGTGATGGTGTAGTCGGTATTAACGGTCTGGCCATTCTCATAAAAAATGTGGTCTGCCCCACCGCCAGTTGCGCCGCCGCTACCCGAGACCTTAGTGAAGTCGGCCCCGTCCCATACGCAGATTGCAGAACTCCCCCCACCAACAGTGACTCCCACAGTCGTGCTCGTGATTGTGGTGGAAGTGGCTGTCTGGCTTGAACTTACCGTGTAGGTTCCTGTGCCCCCTGTCCCGGTTCCAAGTGCTGTGATACGGGTTGACTCCGTAACGCCGCTGCCGCTGATAGCTTGGCCAATCGCTATTGTCCCGGAAGTAACGGCGCTTACCGTCATGGTCGTGCCCGAGATAGCCGCCGTATAAACCGCAGAAGACGGCCCGCACAACTTGATGCTCTGCGTGCTAGAACTATTTACTACAAGGTAGTACTGCCTACCCCCCGTTGCTGCCGGTGCCGTAATGATGCGGGTTGTCGTGCCGCTTGCCGACCAAAGGATGACGGAGTATTGCGAAGACGTGCTGCTTAGTGTTGCACCAGTAGTTGTTGCTAGGGTGACATCCGCGTCGGTACTGATGGCGTTTGTGCCCGCCACCGCTGCGTCAAGGTAGGCAGTGATGTAATTGTTGACCGTATCGCCCCATGTCCCGGACAGTTCGCCCGTGGCAGGGAGGGCAAGGCCCAAACGGGAGGTGTATGCAGTGGTCATGCGTTGGAACTCCTGATAAGCGCAGTTGTAGCCGTGTTAACGGGCATGGCGACGGTGAACGTAGTGGTCGAGGTTTTGTCTGCCCCGAAATCAATGACCGCGAGGGATTTATTACCCTGCGTCACGTTGTAAATCAGTGCACACCGGGCGGTAATGGCACCCGTCCAAGACACATTGGACCAATTCACGTAGGCGGTGTAGCCCGAAGAGCTGATAGCTACCCCAGTCAACTCCTGCCCGCCCGCCGTGTAGCCGTCTGCCACCACTTCGTTGGAGGTGGTGTATACCGTAGTATCTGCACTCAGATTTGCATTACCGTCGTATAGGGCAATGTAGATGGAGTCCGTGGACAGGTTGTGGACAGCCTCGTACAGCTCCTTCTTGAAGCTGGTGGTCTGGGTCTGAACTATGCTCATGTCACCGCCTGTCTATATTGACCACTGCGGTAGGCGTCTTGACGCTCCATACCATCACCCAGACGTTTAGCCAGTGCAAGGGCTTCTTTGTACTTGGCGTCGTATAGGGCAAGTAAATCTGCCTCACCCTTTTGGAACGTGTATGCCTCTACCAACGACCCATAAAGTAACACGGTGTCAAAGTTGTCCCCCAGCCAAGTCGTGGATGCAGTCACAATGGACTCGGGGTAGTAGTAGTATTGCAGTTCTGCGGAGTATGCAGCATCGGGTGTTGGGCCAAGGATAAATCTTAGGTCCGTTCCGGTTGTGGTCCCCGATACGGTCGGGCCAAACAGAGCATAGTACTTGGGCGTCCCTGTGTCAGTCGGCGTAGGGTACGCCTCCCGCATGAAGTTCACATCCTTGTTCAACAAGAACGTAAACGGGCCACTGCCCGTGTAGACAGCCAGGGAGTACGGCGCAAGGAAGTCGTTTGGTGCGGATAAATACTCGCTGCTGGCGGTTGTGGTTAACACCGCTGTCTTCCGAAAAATGGCAAACTGCACCGAGTTGTAGATGCGCTGCTCCGCTTGCTCAATGAAACGGTTAATCTGATCTGTAGACGAGACCGTAGACCCATCCGCGAGGGTGATCGCCGGAAAGTTGTTCTCCGTGTAGGTGCAAATTGAGGAGACCAAAGCACTGTAGTTCATACTACCGCCATCAGGCTAGGGGGCCTCGGGCGTACAAACCCTTAGTAGCCGCGCCCGTACCACGCACCTTGATGCCGCTGGTTTTGATCTGCTCTTCCCCAGCAGATTTGCTGTACTGCCCAACACTGATGTCAGACGTGTCCAGCTTGCTGCGGTTGGGCGCTTTGCCGGGGTTAGCTTCAACGTTGACGGGTTTGCCCGACATGGTATGCGGCTTGGCGTAGGCGGAAGCAGGTTTGTTGTTGGTGGTGGCCATGAATTACCCCGTCTTTTGGTTGGCAGCACGGGACAGGTTGCGACCAACCCGCATGCGATCTTCGGAGGTGGGGCCACCTTTTTTCATGCCTTTGGCATGCAGGCGCGACTCGTGCCCTTTGACCGTTTTCTTGGCCTCGGTATCGGCAATACGCTTGACTGTCTTTTTATCCATCATGGACTCCTATGAAACCGTTACTGTAACTGTGCCAACACTCGTGGTTCCGACCAAGTAGTTGGGGGTCAAACCTACGTCTGTACTGCCTGCTCCACCAATGGGGTTCCAGCCCCATTGAACATCCCTACTACCCCCACTGGGGTAACCCAAGGTGTCCAAGCCAGAAGCCACATAGCTACGGTCAGGACGTGGGTTGCGCAAAGCCTGCGGGTCGTCTACAGGAAACATACCTAGCTGTAGCTGAGGGTGGTCCGGGTCCCAACATGCTGGACATACTAGCAGATTGTAGTTCTTCGTCTTGATAATTTCCGTGCGAAGAACCTTCAACTTGAACCGTTGGCCGCAACGGTCACATTCGGAGATTGCATTCTTGCCAGAAGCGAATCTATTGCCCATGACTACCGCCCGATGTAGGTCTGTCGTGGCACCAAACGTAGGGCCGCTTTCTCACGGTCTTCGTAGGCTGCAAGCTCCCAAGCCTCATCGTACTGGGCCTTCAGCACGGGCAGTCGCTCCATACCTGTTGGGATTTTGCCTGCGATATGGAACGCCAATCCTGCGGCCATACAGGGGATAAAACGGAACGGCACGTCCATGATGTTCACACCACCGCCAGCATCTTGGGTGCGGCGCAGCCGCCAATAGGTCAGCGTGTAGGTCTGTGCGTTGTCAGGCGTTGGCCAGACGGTCACGGCGGGGAGCTGTTGCCAGTAGACAGTGGCCCCGGCGCTGTGCGCCGCAGCAGTGGTGTTGTTCTGTGCACGGAAGCAGCTATAGAGGGTGTTGCCCACTATGTAGCCGTAGTTGATGGTCTCAGAGTCAACCTTGATGAACCCCGAAGCAGGCAGGCCCACCGTGGAACTCAAGGTGATTTCAGTGTCGGTGCTCGTGATGGAGCTGCTCAGGGTTACCCCTACAACGGAAGTCTGCCCGTTGTATCGCTGAATCCAAAGCTGGATGGGTCGCGCTTGGGTCAGCTTGTTGGGGATAGTTGCGTAGGTGGAAACGCTGATGCGGGTAATGGTCAGGTCAGCCTGAGTGGAAGTGCTGTTGGCATCCGTGCGGATGACGTGTTCCAGCAAGTCAATCGTGTCGTTCGGCAGGGGGTAGGTATTCTGCCCTTGAACCAAGGTAATGGTGCCCGGCTCAATCGTCCACAGGTTGATACCCCGGTTGGCCCAGTCGGCGAACATGATGTTGAGGCTGCGCCGCGCAGTGCGCATGTCGTAGCCCGTGCGCAGTTCACTTCCGGCCCGCTCAAAAGCCTCCTCGACCAACTCGGTGAGGTCAAGGTTGAAAGCTGTGGAGCCAGAAGTGTTTGCCATTATTTGGCCATCCTCATGTTGTCAATCGAGTTGGGGGCAGGGGCGGCCCGCTGCTTTAGCTGCTGCTTCTTTGCGGGGTTGGGGCTACCCCACACCTTACCACCTTCAGCATATTGCGTGAAGTCGGTGTTATCCCGACGCGCTTTTTTCTTCGCGCCGGGCATCTTGGACGGGTTGATGTCACCCATGCCGCGAGAGGCTATCACCGCATTGTTCCTTTGGTCTTGCCCTTGGAGGCAACACCGTCGGCGCTCTTGTGGCCAGCAGCCAGGCCGCCAGAAGCCATCTTCTTCATGTCGTCTTTAGCAGCGCCCTTCTTCTTAGCCATCATCGCCATAAAACCGGGGTTCATCTTAGTAGCCATAGTGTCACCACCTTTCTTGAATAGTTCCATTTTGCCTTGTCGAGTGTCAGGCTTGTTGATTTTTTGCAGATCGGCCCGAGACTTGGACCCCTTACCAAACTTCATTCCTTTGCTTGCCGCACTAAAGTCTTTGGCAACGGACTGAGGTACCCCGGACTGCTGAGCGAACGCTTTATTGTGCGCCGCAGCATCCATGAATTTCTTTTGTTTAGCGCTTGTTGCTGGCATCACTTCCCCGCTTGAATACCTCTGCAAAGGACTTACCCGTCACCATTTCGACAATGCGCATGACCCCCACAATAGCTCCAATAAGTCCGAACACGGGTGAGATCATTTCCAAAAATGCGCCGAGTGTCGAGAATACTGCGGCAATATCGAGGACATCTTTAATGTTGTTGGGGTGTTCCGACATACTAGCAGTTCCATGCCTTCAGCGCTTTATTGATGCGGGAATTCGGGTCTTTTGCGGTTTTCTCGCCGGTCAACTTCTTCTTCATGCCGGTCATCCTTGCGCAGAAGGAATCGCGCCTGCTGCCGCCTTCCGGCTGGGGAGGTTTCAAATTCATCCCTTGCTTTTTGGCCGAAGCGCGCCCCTTGGCGTTGAGGCCGCCATCGGGATTCTTGCCTTCTTTGCGAGTCCATGCAGCAGTTTTGGTCATTTAGCACATCCGCCCTTTTGTCTTACCGCGCTGAGCTGCTCCGTCACCGCGTGACGCGGTGGATACTTTACCACCTTTTGCGAACGCCTGCCCTGCGGATTTAAGCTCCTTGGCAGTAGGCCCCCCCTGCGCCCCGCGCCCCGCGCCCGCTTTATTGTCCAGTGCCCGACTATAACGCGCGGTTTCTTCCTTGGCCGACGCGTCGGCCATTTCTTTATCCGCACCAAGCCTACGCTTTTTAGTCACGGCGTTTGCTGCTTCCACCATCTGTTGCTGCTTATAGTCCGCCATAGCCTTTACCTTTTCTTGCTGTTGATAAGTTCGATTGTGCGCGAAAGCTCTTCTCTCGACACGTACTGTTTTTGTATCTGCGATACCTCGACCTTAAGCGCTGCGACGTCTTTGTCTAACGCGCTAAATGCGGCCAATAGCTGCTGGGTTTGCACGTACATGCCTATAAGCACGGTGGCAATTGCAGGCAGTGATGCGATGGCCACTTTCAGCAGCCAGTCCCACTTGTGGTCTTTGTTGTCGGGTAGTTCCACGTATCCCCCTATTCGTTCTGCAACGCTATGAATTGCGGCAGGGTCAGTACGCCATCAAGGCCGACGACGTAGACGTTGCTTTTCCAGTTTACGTCAATTCCGCCGCCGCCGCTGGTCACTGTGCGGGCGGGATACGCGCCATCATCCCTGTAAAAGCGTATGGTGTCCATCTGATACACAAAAGTGCTGGTAATGTTGTCCAGGTATAGGTCTACTACCGCCGTATTGGTTTGGATGTTCGCCGCGTCCACTGCGGTAATCCCACCGAAGAAGTTGCGGATACCCTCTTCAGTAGTCTCATTGTAAACCCACCAAGCAAAAATGTCCGCCGCATAAAAGTTTGCCGCTGTGGTCAGGTTGATCTCGTTGTTCACGTAGTCTGCGGTGTACCCAGTCACCGTACTGCCGTTGATGGCGTACGTGTTGTATACCGTGTCGTCTTCTTGGGTGCCAAGAATAGTGACCCCCTCACTGGGGAGTAGCGCCGTTGCCGAGAACCCCAGCTTCGCCGTTGTGCCACTGACGTATGTTGCCGTGACCTGGATTGTGATGGCCGCCGACCAACTGTAGTCGTAGCTCAGGCCGGTAGTGGCTAGGACACCGTTGTAGATTTCGACAGCGTTGGTCACGTCGTAAATGCGCACACGAGAGCCCGCAAGCAGGTTGGGTGCAGAGATATTAGCAAAGCGCTGGGTGGTGACGTTTGTGCCCACAGTGCCTATGCTGCTGCCGTCTGCCAGCGTGATCGTTACCAAGCCCGTGCCGGTGTTGCTGACTGTGCCGGTGACGATAGTCGGGCCGCTGTAGATCACGGTGACCGGGCTGTTGGTGTTGAAAGTCAGGTCGCCGGTGACGGTGACGCCGGACAGCGCAGTGGGGGTGGCTTGGGTGACGTTGCCGGTGATGCCCAGCCCAGTGATGTCCGCGCTGCTTTCGAGCACAACAGCGGCTGCGGCCAGCGTCTTGAGCTTCGCACCAGCGGTTATGGCGGTGGCAATACTTACTGCCCATGCGGTCAGAGTGCACACAGTCCCCGAATTTGATTTAGGGGTTTGAGGTATCGCCGCAAGTTGCGCAATCAAATATGAGTCGAACCAGTCGTTCACCTGATCTAGTACGAGGGCTGCGCCGCTTGAGAGCGTCAGCACTTTTGTCGCCGAGTTTGCAGCGACATTTGTCAGCGCAGACTGATTGCTGGTGTAGTAGCTATCGACCTCTGCGATAAAGGCCTCAGTCAACGGCTGTACGGGCGAAAATGTCTTGTACTGTTCAACATACCCTAATTTGCGGGCGGTCAGGCGAAAAGGGGAAAGCGTAGTTGTAGTCGTGGTGGTCGGGTTACCGACAGTAACAACTGTCTGCCAATTTAGCTTTATCCCCGCGCTGCTGGAAATCAACCCGTTTTGATATACCGTTGGCGTGGATTGATTATCTGCGAGATAAGTATTCCACCCAACATACGTCCCAGGTGTCCAGGTAATCTTTCGCTTGGTCGTTGTGGTTCCAGAGCCATAAGACGCAACCACAGTACCCACAGTGCCCGCCGTTACATCCGGCCATATTTCGTCTATGAGTTCAGCATTTCCAATCACAGGGTTAATTACGGATAAGCTGGAGCCGTAGAAAGTTGGGTAGTTAATTACCGTGGTCGCGCCTGCGCTATCAATAAGTGAAATACCAATGTTAAGGGGTATTCCGTAATTGCTCACGCTTTTCGGGAATACGATATTTGAGTATATGCCTTTCAAACCGATAACAAGCTGCCCGGAAGCGACCCGAATATCGTTGATCATCTTGACATTGCTGATCGGGTAAGCGCCGAGTCCTTGAAGGTGGATATAGAACGAAAATCCAGACGCACCGCCGCCGAGAACAAGGTTGATATTCGATAACCCTGCGGTGCTTGTCGCCCCGGAAAAAAAGTCGCCACGCCCATTTACTGTGTTGGCGTTGATTCGGTAGGTAATATTCGACCCGTTGATCGCGCCGTTGAAAAACGAATGTTGGACGTTGCCATTGTAGACAATCCCGCCGCCGCTTTTGAAATCAATGGTAGACCCGTACACCAAGTTACACCGGTATGCACCAGAGTCGTCAAAAACTAGGGTTGTCCCGTCATTTATAGATAAAGATGCACCCGAAGCAAATGTTAAACTAGCAGCACGAAATACACACCCCCCTGCCTCATACATCCCGTTTGCTGGGTTCGCATCGACAGCGTTTTGCAAGTCTGTTTGGGTGCAGGCCCCCGAAACGGCAAATACGTTCGATGCGTAGGTGATCGCCATATTACGTTCTCAGCACAAGCACAAGGACAAGGGCCAAACAAGCCATTACAACCCAGAACCCGCTAACGTGCAGGGTGAATTTACGATTCTTTGGGGTAGTCATGCCATGGCCAGTTGGTATTGGTCATACTGCAACGTCAGTTTATTGTCCCACGCGCTGGCGTACGTAGTAACTGCTGGGTTGTTACCTTGCGTAGCGTACCGCATCTCGCCTGACGTTGTGCTGAACTGTTGTACAAGCCAAAGGTTTCCTCCTGCGGACTTTCCGATGTACATGGGGTCCCCATTTAGAAAGTCGTTTATATAGTATGCAATGCGTGGTTGGGGGCTACTCACCCCGCTGACGCTCATGTCTTAACCCACAAGTGCCGCCGCAAACTTCTGCGCCTGTTCGCGCAGTGCCGCCAGCTTATTTTCAAGCGCGCTAACGTCTAGGGTTAAGTCGGCTTCTGCGGTAGCCATTGCAGCCATTGCTTGCTTATGGGCAGCCTGGGCTCCCTCCGTTGCAGCGATTGCCGCTGCAATCTTCGCCTCGGAATCAGCCACGGCCTTCTTGGTACGGTCGGCCACTGCGGCTTTGATCGCCTTCACTTCCGCATCGGCCTGCGCCTTGGCGTTGGCAATGTCATTCTCAGCTTGCGTTTTGGCTTGCGCAGCGGCTGCGTCGTTCTCGGTAATTGCTGCCCTGCTGGTCTCCACACCTGTTTTCAGCGCTTCAAGCTCGGCGCGTGCCATGCCGACTTCTTTTTCCACCACTTCTTTGAGTTTTAGGGCATTGCTCAACACTGCAAACACTTCATCCGCTTGGTTTAACGCAATCACCATAGGGGAGAAGTATTGGATTGCACCGGTTAACGCTGCTGCGGCTTTATCAATGTCTTGCTTATTCATATCAGTACCCCGCTTGGATTACAGTCATTGTGACAGACCCCGATGTGTATGCCGTAACTAACAGCCGAACCGCTGTGACGGGGTAAGCGTAGTTACCGTCTTTATCCGCCGTCTGCGCCACAATCGTAGCATTGGAATACCATGTTGCTGTAGAGGGGTCAAAAGTGGGGGACTGCACATTGTCGAATGTGTGTTGGACTGTGTAGGTCAAAGACCCTCCCGCTGACACATCGCAGCCGATACCCACGTTAAATGGGTCGCCGTAGGTGTTTAACGGGATGACGGCAGATGCGGATGCAGAAGCTACGGTTACGCGTACTGGACGAGCCATGAGTAATCTCCTAAAAATGCGGGGCCGAGGCCCCTGAGATTAATTACTGTTGAGTAGCAGTTGGGTTGGCAGCGCCGTCGGAGCCCCGCACGGTGTAGGTAACTTGAAGCGTTACAGAGCCCGCAGTCAAAGTCGCTGCCTTAGTGGCTGTGTAGGTCACGAGTGCGTCAGTAGAGCCCACGTTGTTGAACAACGAGGTCACTGTATCCGAAGCAGTTGCAGCGCCCAAGTTGGCAGGAGCTGCGGGGCCGGTAACTGTGGTTACTGCGGTCACATCAGTGGCACCAATGCTTAGCTTAACGGTCGTAGCGCCGCTAAAGGTAGACGTAACGTAGTACTTGAAATACGTGACCATTGCGCCAGCGGGCAGTACAAACGCGGTACCTGTAAGCGAGCCGTTGATCGAAGCGAAGTCGAGCGTTACGGTTTGGGTAACTTCGGTAGCGCCCATGTTGCGGATGGTTCCAGCGGTAGTGCCGGTGGTGTTTTTGACCGTGCCCAAGAGCCAAGGGCCAAGGTGAGTAGCGAATCCCATGATGAGTCCTTACATACAAGCTAAGTGCGTCAATCGGTATGTCGTCTGCTGGGGCAGTTTGGCGCACTGGAAGTCCCAGATGGCTGCAATATACACTATTTTTCAGGGGGTCGCACGTTTTTTCTGGCAGCTAACATTTTTGCTTTCCACACGGGGTCGGCCCACAACGCTTTAGCCGCAACCGCTTTGGCGGCTTTGACTCCCGCCCGGTTTGCAATTTCTTGGTTGTTGGCTGTCTGTTTAGCGGCGTACTCAGGGTTACTCCATTGGGCTTTGGCCTGTGCACTCGTCTTGGCCTTGGATGTGTCTGTGTTACGCGCCTTAGCAATGCCCTTCTGGCGCTTCGTGCGCACCTCGGGGTTAGCCCATGCCTTTGTACTACTTGCGGACTTTTTAGCCCGCGCCTCGGGGGTTCCTTGTACCCTACGCTGCCCCGCAGCTACCTTCTCCTGATAGGCGGGGTCTTTCCAGTTCTTAATGGAGTTGTACTTGTCTACGGCTTTATGCGCCGCCGTTTTTATTGTTCCACTCCCCCCCTCGCCACCATCAGTTAGATTGAAAAGCGTGCCTGTCTTGAGGTTGCGCCGCCCGTACAGTGCAATAAGCTCGATCTCCTTGGCAAAAGCCTCGACTTCATCCTCTGTTTCAAACACCCTCTGGCAAGTTGCTACAAGACCGCGCTGCTTTAGGTGGGATATGAAATCCTGAAAGGGTTTGTTGTGCGACCCCCTTGACCAATGGGACAAGTCCCTATCTCCCGCACCCTTACCAACGTACACGGGCTGGTTGTTTTTAGCTGGCCTAGGGTCACGGTACACATAGACATAAAACATGAAAGCTCCTGGAGTTGAAGCTCAAGTGTACCATAATGGACGGAGAATTAACAGAATTCGTAAAACTACGAAAATGTCCGGTATAAAGCTCGTAAGCGTTACGACACAGGTAACGTACGATGTAAGGCCACAAGTAATAAAAAGGGCCCCGAAGGGCCCTTTTTAAGTTAAAACCAGTCGTTTTTAGGACGAACCGGGCGAACCGAACATCCCCAGTGGGTCAGACCAGCCGAAGCTGTAACGCTCGCGGGCCTTGTAACGCACGTTACCGGTGTCAAAATCACCGTCCATTGAGTTAGCCAGAGGCGAACGCACGAAGTGCTTCAGACCGTTGGGCACGTCAGTGGTCAGGTACCAGCCGTTGCTGTCGGTCAAGAAGTGGTTAATTGTGTAACCTTCAGGAATCGAACCGTTGTTCTTCAACGCGTTGATATCGTTGTCGGTGGTACCAACACGGAGGCTGGTTTCCAACAGACGAGTAGCAACGAATTGCAGGGACGGCGGAACGATCAACTTCTTGGGCTTGGCTGCAATCAACAGGCCACGCTCGTCGGTCCAAGCAGCGATCTGGATAACGGCGGCTTCCAAGGAAGTCTCGTTCAGGTCGGCAGCGGTGGAAGGACGGTTGCTGTTGGTGCCCCCATTGACCAGCGGGTGAGCAGTGCTGAACAGAGCAACGCCATCACCGCCAGCGTACTGGGCAGAGAAACCGTTGTTGATAACAGCAGCAGCTTTAACCTGCTTGGTGTACGCCATTGCACGGGCCAGAGCCTTGGTATAGCGGGCAGACAGACTGTCATACAGGTTGTCTTCCACTGCCTCTTCCGTGATGGAGAAGCCCAAAGCGATGGTCTCGTGGTTGTAGCGAGTGGTCCAAGCTTCCTGCGCATTGTCATAAGCAATGGCAGAGCCCTCGTTCTTCACCGGAGCGGCGGAGAAGCCAGACAGCTTGGTTTCCTCTTCAAAGCTACGCTCCGAGGTTTCGGTTTCGTAGATTTCCTTGTGCTCTTCGCCGTAACGGGCGTACTCAAGGCCGAACAGAGCATTCAGTCCGGGAAGCAGCTCTTTGAGCAGTTGTGCGCGTGAAATAGCCATTTTGTGTTACTCCTTATGCGCCAGTGGCAGAGTAGTAGCCGTGCAGAGCTTGGTTCAACTTGACCAAGATTTCAGGATACTGGGTGAAGACGACGGTCGAGGTGTAAACACCCGAGTTCAAGGTGAACGTCGCGGCCTGATTCAGCACAACCGAGGTTGCGCCAGCAGCGGCTGCGGTATCCACGAAAGAACCCGTCTGTGCAAGCTGACCACTGGTGGTCAACACAGAAACGTCCGTACCAACAGGCAATGCGAAGGGCAGAGCGCTCACGGTCAGGGTGGTAGTACCCGAACTGTAAGTGGCAGTGCCCAGATTGACTGCGGTATCCGTAACCAGACCAACCATGCGCAGAGGCAGAGTGGTGGTGACCGGAGTGTCGCTAGGGGCCAGAACAGCGTTGGCCGAGTTGCCGGTGTTGGTGCTGCCGGTGTTGTTGATGGCTGACAGGTTAGTGCCAATCATCGCCATAGCGCCAGAAGCAACGGTAGTACCGGAGCTGCAAACAACCGCCTTGAACACGGCATCAGGGTCATCCAAGACGTAGGCTTGGCAATCACCGGCGGCGGTGCTTGCGGGCCAATACTGGGAGAACAACTTTTGCTTAGTCGTGGGGTTGGTGTAGGTGCAACCCAAGAAAATACCGACGGTCTGATTCAGACCGGTGCCGGTAGAGACCGAGGCGCGTGTGGCGAAGCCACGAGACAGAACGACAAAGTCACCGTAGAAGATGTCAGTCGCGTAGCCGTACTGGATGTTGTACATGCGGGTGGAACCTGCAAATACTTGACCTCCAATAAGGTTCTGCGGCAACAAACCGTACGGCGCTGATACGACAGGATATGCCATAAAAACTCCTAGAAAAATTTAAGAACCGGAACCAAATGTGACCTTAGATTTGCGGTCTGCGAACATAGGCATCTTAGGGTCACTGTTACGAAGATAGTTGTTGTCCACCGATTCAATCTGAGACTTGTTCAAGTCGGAATAGTGTTTATCCCGTTGTGCCATGAACTCAGCCGGAATGCGGCATAACACCAACCCACCAATTTCGATGTTGCCCTTAAAGCGTCCATCGACAACGGCGTGCACCATTAGCTCGGGGTATTCATCCGCTTTCACGGGTTCATAGCCTTCGCGGAACTTTCCAGAGATGTTGGATGGGTCGGGTTGACCCAAAAAGCTGACGCGAACGTACCTGTGACTCCAGCCGGGGCGGGGGTTAGGTTGGGGCAGCGTTTCGGGGGCACGCCACATATCGGGGCGGGACCACTCGGAACGAGTATCCAATTCACGGTCAAGACGATTTTGTCGAGTTTCAGCCATTTTTAACCTCTTTTAAGTAAAGCAACCTGACGAGCATATTCTTCCAAAGGAACCCCAAGACGACGCGCGGTGGCGGCTTCGGATGCCTTTAACCGAATACGGTTAGGCGACGTACTACGTGCGGCGGGGGCCACAACGGTAGCTTTTGTTGCACGGCGAGGTGTAGGTTCCTCTTCCGGTTCTTCGCTCTGAGTGTCTTCAAACTTCTCAGGAAATCTTTTGCGCATCGTTTTGTCGATGGTGCGGAAATACTCTTCAGTACCCACGTAGTCGGCACCATACTCCTTTTGCAACTTCCTGTCAATGCCCATAGCGGTCATTGTCATTTCGTCGTCCTTACCCCACCAATCTGAATTGGCGTCGGCCCATTTCTGAGCGCGGGGGGCAAGTTTCTGTTGCTGCGGTGCAGCATTTTGCGCAGGGGTGTATTCCTTATCCTCGACTTCAACAGGGCGCATATTGCGCGTCTTGTCGATCTTCAAGGTTGCTTCAGCAATCTCAGCTTGCGCTTCGGTCAGTGCGTCCACATCGCCAGCTTCATACGCTTCTTTGTACCGCTTCTTAGCTGAAGCAAGTTCATTTTCCGCGCTCGACTTGGACTGCTCGATATAGGCTTTGCTACCCGAGGCTAACTGTTGTTGGAGCTTCTTGTTCTCCTCAAACACTTGCTTGGCAAAGGTCTCGGCGGCTTCACGCTCACGCAGAGCTTCTTCCTTGGCGCGGCGTTCGTCGTGGTATCCACGAGTGAACTTCTTGATGCGTGCTTGGACCTTCTCGTCGTAGGAAGCCAGCTCGTCGTCTGTGGGGTCATCCACCGGGGGCGCGGGTTTGCGGCCACGGTCTTGAGGCGGAGTATCGTCTTCAATCTCCACCTCAAACTTTTCCTCTGCCTTGGTAGAAGCCTTAGCGTCTACTTCATCAGGGAAGTCAAATTCATCGTATTCAGGCATGCATTACTCCTTAAGCACGGGCAAAAAATCGCCCGGTGTGTTTGTTGGATTTTGACCGGTTCCAATAGGCCGGGACAACTTGTAAGTTGTCGTGTGTGCATAACCCACCTTTGCTGACTGGGATAACGTGGTCCACATGCCATTCCCCACCACATACTTGCTTACGCAACCGGGCAAGTTCGACAGCTTCTTTCAATACCCAAGCATCAAACGGGTTAAGTGCTTTTTCACCAGACCGGCGCATCAGTTGATACCGAAGTCTGGCTTGTTTTCTGGCTTCAGATACAGGTTGTCCCGCACGTTTACGTTCAGAAAGGGCTTTACCCCCGGACACTGCGTATGCGGCGTCTTCTTTACGTTTCTGCGTTTTACCTTTATCCGAAGCGTAGTACTTTTGCTTTGCAGCCCTACATCTGTCCGGGTTTGCTTTGCGCCACGCCATAATTTTTTGGTTACGGCAAGGCTTACATTGCGCCCTTACAAATTGGTCTACGGGTTTTTCTGCCCCACATGAAGAACATGTTTTCATGCTGCTCTCGATATGCCCCTTGGGTCTTCGACTGTTGCCTCGACTGAGGTATCTGCAATGAGCCGGAACTCACGCCCATGAATCTTCAAGCGGGTGCCCGAATTGGGTCGGCAAATGATGAAGTCACCTGTTTTGCACGATGGCCCACTGGGGAACCGGGTTTTGTCTTGGTACGCATCCGGGCCCATCTTGACCACGAACAGCACTGGGGTCAGTACTTCTTCGTAGTGCATGGTCTTGCTGTCTTTGAGCAGTCCAACTTCACTGTCCGCATACTCTTCCATGGCTTCCGGTACGACGCACAGGAGCTGGAAGGTTTTGGGGTCAGGCAACTGCTTGGCTTTCTCCTCTGCATCCTTATTCAGAATGCCGGACAAGTCCACAGCGGCGACATCAAATTCAGTCATCAATTTTCTCCATTCTTTGCACGAGGTCTCTAACGATGGTTTCCGCATGAGTCAGACCCCGGATGACTCCACAGACATGCCGATACTCGGCAAAATCGTTTGCTCGACCAGTCGCTAAGAATGCAACTTGGTCGGTACGTAACTGTTCCATCTCTTTCGCAAGGTAGCTAAGTACCCGGTCGTTGTCCATGTTCACCCTTTCTTAGGTGGTTGTTTCTGTTGCTGGGGCTGGCTACGCTGCGCCGCACGCTGTGCGTTCTGCACTGCCATCTGAGCCTTGTGCTTGGCCACGTCAATACCCATGCGCATGCCCTCGGTCTCTTGCTGCTTCTGGGCCTTGTCCCGAGCAGCGGCTGCGGTAGCGCCTACCTGCATAGCGGCAATCTCTTTCTGAGCTGCGATGCGTGCCTTCTCGATCTCGATCTGGTCGGCCTTGGCCGCAGCGTCCGTCGCCTGCTTTTGCTTTTTAAGCTCTAAGTCCTGCTGACGTAGCTGGAGTTCTTGCATCTGCATCTGGACCACCGGGTCCTGCATCTTCTGCTGAGCCTGCTGTTGCTGGGCTTCCTGCTGGTCACGCTGGAGCAACTGCTGAGACGCCTGCGCAGCCAACATCGCAATCTGGTCGGCCAACTCAGGAGACACCTGCTTGTTCTGCTCTTCGGACGGCAAGGCCATGCCCATCGCCATCTCAACCTGCTTGCGGTACTCGAACGCAACGTGCTCATTGATGTGGGCCATGGCCGAAGCCATGATGGCCTGAGCTGCCGGGTTCTGCTGCAACATCTGCTGAATCTTGGGGTTCTGGATGGCAGACATGTGCACCTGAATGTGCGCTTGGTGGTTCTGCTCAATGAACGCCTTGACCGGCTTGCCCATCAAGATGTTCTGGTTCTCCTGTATGGGGTCTGTCGGCACAGCGTCCTCATCCACCGGCACGAGCTTCTCGG